CACTGACCTAACCACTTCGACATGTGGATTAACATCTCCTCAATGCCTACTCCACCACCTGCAGTGTTTAAAATATTCCTTAATCTGGTCTCTTCCATCTCTATCAAGGTCAATTTAAACCGATCACCTGTAATTACATATTCCAGTTCCTGTATTGCCTTATCTTTTATCACTTTCAATATCTTTGCATGGACCTTTGAAAGTCCAAACTCCTTAATGTACTCATCATGGAGATGTTCCCATGCAATCAAATCATTTTGTTCTGTGCCCTTTTGAGCTATTCTAACGAACTTTATCTCACCATTCAGACATTTATACCAATTATAGATTGGTAAGTCCTCAATACTCAGATAATATCCTTCTAATTTCTTTGTCGTACCTTTCGAGGAGCTCGACTTGTAATTTGGTTTTGCTCTCCTCAGTGAGCCCAATAATGCCCTCCCCGAATTTTGTAAATAAGTTATCATTGCCTTTAATTGGATCTGCATCTATTTCAAAAAAATCTTTTCCCAACAAAAATACCATACTTCTGTAGAAATCACCACTATCAAACAAATTATATGGATCACCTTCCAACTTTCGTCCATCACTTAGCATCTCTGTTGCAGCTGAATAAGTGGTCCTACCATTATCTTTATTCCTTAATGGATTGCCTGTCTCATCAACACCCTCATTGAGTAACTGATCCTGCTGAATGTACTCCACTATGATAGTATTCTGCAAGGTCTTATCCAAAAATACCCTCTTCCATACCTCATCTGGTTTCAAAAAAGATGTAATGTTATCCAATAAATTTATAGCTGCCTCCATTTCAGAGTCAAAGGTATAAAAAAAGACCCGCACATTTCTGAGCGAGTCTCTTTTCTTAGGTTTATAGTTGAAAAACTATGATGCAGTAAAGGTCACAGATCCAATGAATCCATCTTTTACCACACTTACTGTGTAATCATCACCTGTTACAAAGGCTTTCAACAATGTGTAAGTACCTTGAGGTGACTCAGATACACCTGTTGGGTTACCAAATGCAGCCTGGTTAGTTACATCATAGAATGACCAGTCAGTTAATCCTGTTACTCCTTGAAGTAAGATTGGATTAAGAGCTGTTCCATAATCAAATGATGCCTCTAATGTCACAGATGTGTTAGCCACTTGAGATGCAACAACTAAGTTAACATCAATCAATCCTGCCAATGTGTTGAAGTCAACACCTGCCTCAGTTGCTGTAATCATATACATTGTTGAGTCATCAAATAGACGATCAAAGTCAAATGTTAACATGATTTTCTGAACTGTTGAGTCAGTTGCAAACATGAATGTAGGGTTCCATGATTGGTTGTCTACAGGGATTGGATATAAATATCCACCTACTTTAGAACCAATTAAGTTACCTGTTACATCAACAACATACACTCCAAAGTTCACACAACGGCCAGCTTTCATTTTACCTAACAAGGTTGGAGTTGAATCCTCACCCCATAACTCACCTGTAAATGATCTTTTACCTTCTCTTAAAAATGCCATACGTCCAGAGTTAGCCTCCTCAAATTGAGACTCAGCCTTTGGAAGTTCTACATTTTCAAATGCAGGTAATGGGAACCATCTCTTTGATGCATCTGTCTCATTGATTAAACTGTTCCATGTTGGAAGTGGAGCAGATAAATCTATCCCGTTCAATGTTCCATCATTGGCTGTCAATGGAACCATTATTAATTTACTTGTTACGCTCTGAATAGGAACGCACCCTGGTCTACCTGTGTTGCCAAGACCAGCATTACAATTACATCCTGCCATAATTTCTATTTTTTAGCATTTACAATTTTGTTTATATTTCGTTAATTTAATTCTTAGCTCAACACCACTTAAATTTGCATCCAATATGTTTTGAAAATAACCATTAGACTGCTCAGTCCCAAATCGAGTAAAGTTCACTATCTCATAGGTATCCAAAGTTTTGTAGTTCCTGTCATTGTTAACAACATCAATGAACTTCTCAGCGAGCTTACTCATTGGCACAACAACATTGTCAATGTGATCCTTTGTTAGGTAGTTCACAATATCAGTCTCATCAAGGAAGAAAATCCTCAAGTCAGACTCCCAATCATAAACACTCTCTCTACCAAACTTCACATATCTAACATCATGTAACAACCAAACAAGAGGGGTCTTTTGTGTAAGGTCATTGCTGAACTTGGTCCACTCATTGTTAGCTGAAATCTTAGTGCCCGGCACAAAGTATGGTACAGGCAATGATAAGATACCAGAGGCAGTTCCTGCCACCAAATACTCATCTGTTTCAACCTCTGTGATTAGTAATGTGCCATTGAGATACTTACCTACTCTTGCATAAGACGTATCACATGTGATAGTTCTCTCTTGAATAGGATCATACAACCCAAGGATCTCATTATCAATCAACCCAACTAACTCCTCAACTGCCTGTGAAACATCTTGTGTCATAACCAATATGCTGTTAATTTTGGAACACCTCTGAACTTTCTGTAATCACCAATACCAACATATGTAAGTTCTATTATTGCATTATCATCACCTCCTGGCAGTATGAATGTATCACCTATTGTGTAGTTCTTACCTGCATCTACAATGGTAACCTCTTGCACATCTGAGCCACTCGGTGTGACTGTGATATCTACTGTCAAGCCTGTGCCTGTGCCACCTGTTAAACTTACATTTGTTTGGTCAACATATCCAGTACCCCCACTTGTCAAATTCAGTGAAACTGCCTGACCTAATGGGGGAGCTGTAGTGTATCTGATGAAATCTCTTATTGAGTTATAGGACCGTATTGCCTCATTGTAACGTGTGTACATCATGCTGAACAAAGTGTTTGCAACAGTACTGTTTTCATTATCTGGCTTAACTAATCCTATTGGAGTCATTTGGTTGCTCAGGTCCTTAACATACTCAAAATATACAAATCCTTTCAACATCTCTTTTATCCCCTCTGAGTCTATTTGGTTAACTCCTTCGTATATTCCATTGAAATAATAGAAATTGTATCCCATATCCTCCGATAATGGATTAAATAATATCAAGAAATTAGGACTTTGAGGCACATTATTAAGCAGGTCTGATTGAAAGTCATTGTATAGACTTACTCCAAAAAGTTGCTTCAAATAACGTGGCTCATATCTATTAATGTAATCCTGCAATCTTGCTTGGTCATACATTCCTGTAGATACTTGATATTTGCCCGTAAAATCTTGAATTGAAAGTATCATTTTATTTTATTTTTCCGTATCCTTTTTTAACCAAAATCTCTGCCTTTGAGCCTAACATTTTCCACACTTGACCTTTGCCAAGTCCAGGGAAAGTGCCATTGCTAATGAATGTATACTCTTTGTTTGGATCTAAACTCACAACCTCAACAGTTGGAGCCTCAATCTTATTCTCAAGTTCTACATTAGCAACCTTTTTTTTGCGTGGTTTCTTTTCCATATTGGATAAATTTTTAGTCGTTGATTAGAGCTATGTCAGTTGCTATGTCAGACTCAACAAATGCATTCACATCATTACCTTTAATGTAAGATACTAAACGAGCCTCACAAAGGATTGTAACCATGTTACGAGTGAAATCATCATTCTCATAACCTACTGACATGTTCATGTCTTCTCTGAACTTGATGTTGAATTTAGTGAAATCACCAACAATCATAGTACCTGCAGTGATGTTATTTGAAGAAACAACAACCAATCCAGCTACTCTCATATTAGCATCCCAGAATGCAGGATAAGTGTACTCACCTGTAGATGTTTTAGTTAACTCAATTTTAGCAACATCCTCTGGATTCAATACAACGTGTGTAGGTAAAAAGTTAGCAGCCTCAATCTGAGCTTTACAGATACGGATTAAATCCATGATGTTAGCTCCTGGGATAGTACCTGCAAATGTACCTGCTGAAAAGTTAGGAATATTACCTAATAATCCGTTAAGGTCAACACCACCTGCACCATTTACTAATGAGAAATCAATGTTTTGCTCAATAGCTTCCATCAATTCAGTGTTGATTTCTGATCTTACGAATGCTAAGTCAGCCAACATCTCTTTTGATACTTTGATGTAAGCAGCAATTTTCTTAACTTCCTCTGATACCTCTTGATATTTAACCTCTCCGTTAAATTTAGCACCAGCCTCATTAACCCAAAGTGTTCCCTCACCTGGAGTAACGTTTTGAGTTTGTTGGATGTAAGTAACAAATTTTGATGTTGTTGAACCTACATTAGAGATTTCTCTGATTCGTCTGATTGGACGTGAAATTCTGTTTACTCCTGGCTCTAATACAGACAATGCAATATTACCTGTGTAATCACCATCAATTGTAGTGTCAGTCTTAACATCTAATGTAATTCTGTTACCTTTCTCGATTGATTCAGTAATAGCCTTAACATTATCAGTATAAGTTTTAACTAATGCCTCTTTGATAGTTTTAGCTCCTTGAGATTTTGGTGCATCAACTGCCTTCTCAGACATAGCCTCAATGCGACCTTCCATCTTTGCAATAGCTTTTTCCATTTCAGAGTTTTTTACTTCAATAGCTTTGAAGTTATCTAACTCACTTTTTAATTGAGCAACCTCATCCTTTGTAGGTACAGTTGCCATTTTTTCAGAGAACAAACCGTTGATTTTTTCAACAACTTGCTCAGGTGTTAATTGGTTTTCCATTTTGTTTTTAAAATTAAATTAATTAAAGTTTACTAATTACCTCTGTCCAATCAAATGTTGGTTGCTCCGGCTCATACAATTCAACAGAATGGTTTTCCGGTTCTGTTTGTGCGAGTAAAGTCAATTGACTTGATAGGAAGTTGGCTTTCATTTCTAATTCAAACAAACGCTCATCTGACCCCTTTCCATTTACTAAGGCTTTGATTACTGTTTGTAAATCATCTGAAATCTTATCTATAAATGTTTTTTTATTCTCACTCTTCATGATGCTCACCACATTGGTTAACTCATTTGCTCCAAAGGTAACAGCTGAGCCCTCCCAAAGTTTAACCTCTTGCAATAGAGTAAATCCTCCTAATGGATTGGATGTATCCTTGACAAACTTAGTCTTATCAGATACTCTTTGAAACCCAACTGAATGCTCCTTTATGATGCCATCTTGATAGTCTCTCCATGCATCCTCACCCATTGTTGAGGTTCCTAATCTACCCACAGCAAAGAGGCCATTATCATCCTCCTCCATTTTGCTGAACACCCCAATCTGTTTCTCCCAATCATGGTGTCTTAGAAATGCTATCTTACGATTACTTGATGCACCTGGTCCACGTTCCTGGATAGACTTTTTAAACGCACCCTTTTGGATCACATCATTGTCACTGTCAACGTTACCAAACTTTGCCAAGTACACTGCAACCTCTCTCCTGTTGCTGTCCATGTCCTTGATCTCAAATCCGCTCTTTATTTCATACTTACTCATACTCTTTGTGTTATCTGTCCATGCTGTTGAACATATTGCAAATCTCTGATCATTATCATACTCAGATACCATTGTCTCATCTGACATGCATCTGCCAATGAACTCCTCCTCATTCTCATCTCCAATTGGCTTAGGTATTGGCATTGGCTTGTGGATTAGTTATCATTGAATTGGCTGTAACACTGTCATAACCATAGTAATTTATTAACGTGTTCACAGCTGTTTGTCTATCCATTGCACCACTGCTCACTGCAGTATTGAGTCCAATGATACCATCTAACCCCCCTACAGTTCCTTTAAGGTTGGTTTGTGCCTGTGCTAATGCAGCCGCTTGTGATTCTGTTCTATCCTGTTTCTGTAGTTCAATGTCAAACTCCTCTGCATATTGTTGCTGTGTAATTACACCATCTCTAAGCATGACACTGAATGTATCCACTTTGGTTTTCTCTGCAGATGCTTTTTGATTCTCATCATCTTGCAATATTGGTAAGTGATCAAAGTTAGCCTGTAGATAGTACTGACCTTGCAACC